GATGATGAAGACTTAAATAATGTAGAAAATATTCAAGAGTTGGAAACACTTTTAAAACTTGCATTTACTCCGATTCAAAGAGTAACAATAATAAAAGACTTTTGGACGGGAAAAATAAACGAACAAAAATTTAAAAAAGAAGAGGGCGAACTTATTACACTTGCAGATGCTAAAGGTGTAGTAGAAGTTATGTTTACTCCACTATCAAGAAAATTAGATGATATTCACATTGACTTAAAAAATCGCTTCCCAGATATTCCAATGGATTCAGTTGAGTGGTTAGCTGATTATGTAAACGATATAAAAAAATCTGTATCAGAGTATGAGTGGTAAAATGTTAAAATATTATGCACAAATTCAATAAAAAGCTTGACATAGTTAATATATTTAACTATAATTAGGGTATAAGGACGGATATTATGAAAACTTTAACTACAAATCAAAGAACTAAAAGCCAAATGATTTCAGAGGTAACAGAAAGAACAAATGTATTAGACCAAGATATGGGGTATATCATTCAAACAAAAGAGGGAGAAATACTAGACAATACAGAATGTACAAAAGCACAACTAAGAAGTGCGGTAGCGATTGAAGATTGGAATTATGAAGAAAATCTAATATGGGGAGTATTTACAAAATGAAAGCAAACAACACAAGCCTAGCTAAATTCTATGGACTTACAAGGCAAACAATAGCAACATACAAAAAGAAAAACATAAACCTATATAATGCAATGCTTGAATATTTTATAAAGATAAATAGTGATTAAATGCAAATAAAAGACACTCAAAAATCACTATCTAATTATATCAGTCAAATAATGAAGCCCAGACCTATACTAAGTGGTAGCGAGTGGGCTGATAAATATTTTGAGTTATCGTCTGAAAGTTCAGCTATTACGGGTAAATGGAAAACATACCCGTGGCAGAAAGAAATATTAGATGCAATGACTGATAATAAATCTAAATTCGTAACAATTAAAAAGCCTACTCGTATAGGTTACTCTATTATGCTTAGTATCGTTATTGCGTACTACATACATCAAAGACCATCAAATCAATTTCACTATCAACCGAATGATGATGAAGCTAAAGGGTACGCAGAAGATTCAGTAGAACCAATGATTAGAGATAATTCAGTTATCAAAAACCTAGTAGAAACTCCATCAACTAGAGGACGATTAAAAAAAGAAAAAACAGTTAAAAAAGTTTATCCATCTGGTCACGCTGAATTTCTAGGAGCAGAATCAGATAAAAACTTTAATCGTAGAACAGGTCGCGTAGTTTCAGGGGATGAGGTCGATGCGTGGAAACGTGAAGCTGGAAATACAGGGGATAAACTAGCCACTATGTTCAGACGTACATCTGATTTCTGGGATAGAAAAAACATAATAGGTGGTAAACCTATCGGTACAGCATACAATCCAGACCAAGAAACTGACGAGAATACATCATTACTAGATATAAATTTTCACAAAGGCACTCAAGAATATTTACATTTACCGTGTCCTAGTTGTAACAATTTACATAAATTTGAATTTGAAGATTTAACTTGGAAAAAAGACAAAGACGAAAATAACAAAACTATAAAACATTATCCAGAAGATGCTCACTTTACTTGTGCTAAATGTGATCAAAAAATTTACGATAAACATAAACGTTCAATTATGGAAAATTGCGAATGGATAGCAGAAAATCCAAGTGCATACCCAGAGCATAGATCATTTTCTATTTGGGCAATGGTATCGTATTCGCCAAATGTTACGTGGGTAGATATCGTTAAAGAATTTCTAGCTTGTAAAGGATCACGATTAAAACTAAAAGCATTTACAAGTGAGGTATTAGGTAGAACGTGGGAAGAGGACTTTGAGAAAGTAAATATAGATAATTATAGTGATAGATTAGAAGAGTACAAAGCCGAAGTGCCTAATGATGTTTTAATATTAACTGCAGGTGCTGATATTCAAAAAGACCGTATAGAGTGTGAAGTCGTGGGGTGGTGTAAAGATGAAGAAAGTTATTCAATCGAATATAAAATATTTTTTGGCGAAACTGATAAGCCCGAAGTATGGCTAGAATTTGATACATATCTTAATAAAACTTTTCATCACGATAATGGCGGATTAATGAAAATTTATTGTACTGCTGTAGATTCAGGTTACAACACTCAAAGAGTTTACGAATTTTGTAAGCCTAGATTTTCAAGAAGAATATTTGCAATCAAAGGAAGCAAAACAGTAGATGCACCAGTAGCACCAAGACTAGCAAGTCAAGTGAGTTTAAAAAGTGGTGGTAAAATTCCTCTATTCGTAGTTGGTGTAAATATGGCTAAAGATGTAATAGCCTCACATATTATGACTACATCAAAAGGTGCAGGGTATATGCACTATCCAAGTGGTGCAAATTATGATGATGAATACTTCAAACAATTAGGATCAGAAAAAAAAGGTGCTGATAATAGATGGATTAAAACAAGAAATAGAAATGAAGCTTTTGATGTGAGAAACTATAACTACATTTGTTTATTTATCGCTGGTGTAGATTTAGAATTACTCTCACATCGTGGTGCTTTAATGTTCGTTCAATCTACTCCAAAGAAAAAGAAGAAAATTAAACGTGACCATTTGGATGAGTTTTAAAAAAATTATGGTATAGTTGGGTTCTAGAAATTTCAAGGAAAAGGAAAAACATGAAGAAAATTCTGTTTTTATTTCTAATGGTTATGGGCTTAATGAGTTCACTATATGCATTAGATACAAGTCAAGGTGCAGGTTGTGATGCTCAAATGTCACAAACATTAAGTGAGATAGATGGTGTAAAAACTACACCAAGTGATGTCACTTTTGTAAAAGTAAATATCTTACACAAAGACACTCTGATATATAGTTGGGGAGAAAGTGGAGATAATAAAATGAAGAAATTTCGTTTAGCATCTAGTGCTTCATTACAAACACACACTTATGGAAGTAAAGGTCAATTTGAAGTAGGGTGGCAAGATACTTTAAAAATATAAAAAGCTGGTCAGCACATAAGTATATTTACTTATGTGCATATTCAGACTCATCTCAAATTATCCTCAACTAAATCATCCACAATCTTATATAACGGTTTACCCGTATCAGCTTTATATTGCATCAAAACTTTCCAAGTATTCTCACTTATCGTAATCGTCTTTTTTTTATCATCATCTTTTGCCAAAGTAAATCCTTTTTTTAGTTGGTAGTATTCTATCATAAAATAGTGTAAATACAAAACTATTAAAACACAAACCGTATTATATAATTTGCTAAACATAAAAAAGGTTTATAAATGGCTTTAAAAACAGTAGGGGCACAACTAGAAGAAGTACAACTAGCTATAACCGCTGTAATGTCAGGACAGAGCTATGATATAGCAGGTCGAAAAATGACTAAAGCAAACCTTGCAGAATTAACATCAAGAGAAGATACTTTAATAAATAGAGGCGATAAGTACGGATTTGATAAAGTATTTAACACTACTACTACTAAAAGTGCAGTTTATGGTGTTTCTTTTGGGAATGAGCGATAATGATTGATTTATTAAATAAATATTACATCACAGAGATTATCTTTTTAAATATAGCGTTATTTTTAATGGGTTCATTCGTTCACGTTTCTTTTATGATTGAAGAATGGCATATATCAACAAGAATAATATACGCTGTATTAGAATTATTATTATTGTCATTGGTTGTATATTTATCAACCGTAAGCGATAAAGAATAATGAAGTGGAATAGAGAAACTCTAAGAGCAGAAGCGAAGAGATATAAAACACTATCTGATTTTGCAAAATATTCTCTTGGTGCATATTCTACAATGAATAAAAAATTTAAAAAGGATAAGAAATATATTTGCTCACATTTTAAAAGACCAACAGTTCATAATAAAAAATGGACTTTTGAATCAATAAAAATTGAAGCATTAAAATATGAAACATCAATAGAATTTTCTAGGAATTCAAATTCAGCATTTAATACAGTTTATTCGTTTAGCAAATCAGAGCAAAAAGAAATTAAAAAGCATTTTAAAAAAATATCAAAAAGAAAATGGAATATCAAAAACATTAAAGAAGAGGCTCTTAAATATAAGCATCGTGTTGATTTTAAAAATGGATCAAACTTAGCATACGAAACAATGATATATCACTATCAAAACGAAAAAGAAGATATATGTAGCCATATGATAAAAAAATCAAGTGGATATGATTACAATAGCCCTGCAATTTTATATTATTTATCATTAGAAAACGGAAGAGCATACAAGATAGGTATAACAAATAGAACAGTTGAGCAAAGATATAGTTCAGAAGAATTATCAAAAATAAAAGTTTTAATGACAGTTCAATATCAATGTGGAATAGATGCTCAAAAAGCAGAGCAACAAATACTGAAAGATTTTAAATTTGCTAAATGGGATGGCGAAAAAATATTAAAAGATGGAAATACAGAGATTTTTAAATATGATGTATTAGACATGGATAAAGGTTTATAAGATATGAAATTATTATCAGATGCTTTAAATATCAATAAAAAAAGAAACTTTTATGAAGGGGGCAAGAAGACCCTCAAAAATCGTGATTTTTGGAATGCAACAAGTCCATTCGAAGATACAGCAAGTGCAGACCGTGACACGATGCGAGGTCGTTCAAGATGGTTAGCTGCAAATAATCCCATTATGTCAAATATTGACAATTCAATCATAGATAATGTAATCGGTAAAGGTATCGGACTTCAATCAAAAACGGGTATCAAAAAACTTGATGATGAGATTGAAAGACGATGGAAATTATGGATGAAAAACTCAGACATAACGGGGCAATTGCATTTTTTCGAACAACAAAAAATGGTATTAAGAAATAGAATGGTAGATGGCGAAATATTTGTTTATAAAAAAATAACTAAAGAGGGTTTAAAACTTCAATATATAGAAGCTGATGCTCTTGATTCTAATGCTGGTACAAATGGAATAACAACAGATGTAGACGGTAAACCAACAACATATCATTTCTTATCTGATAACAAATCTATAAGTATTAAAGCCGAACATATTATCAATTATTTTCAATCTGAAAGACCTACTCAGTATAGAGGTGTTTCAGAATATAAACAAGCGATAGTGGATATTAAAAACTTCTCAGCTTATCAGTCATCAACTGTAAAAAGTGCTAGAGCTAATGCAGAAATCGCTTATACAATAGAAACTGAAAGACAAGCAAATGACTTTAAGGTATCAGACGAAAGTGGCGAAGAATTAGAAGAAATCAACGGCTTAATGGTTTATTACCTAAAAGCAGGGGAAAAGGTATCTAAACACGATAATAAGCATTCCGGTAGCGGATATGGCGAATTTATCACTAATACCGTGAGAATGATAGCAACAGCACGTAAAATCTCTTATGAATTAGCATTTAGGGACTATTCTCAGGTCAATTTCGCATCTTCAAGAGCATCTTTTATTCAAGATAACAAGCGTTTTGATGGGGAACAATCTCACATTTCCACTTACTATTTAGATGATATTTTTGAAACTTGGCTAGAAATTGAAGTATTAAGAGGCACTTTACCAATTAGTACAGCAAAATGGATAAAAGATAAAGAACAATTCATTGCGCCAAAGTGGGCATATCCAAAACGTGAATGGGTTGATCCAGATAAAACAATGAAAGCTATTGAAAGAGCTATAAAGCTAAATCAAACTACTGAAAGTGCAGAATGTGCTAAAAATGGAGAAGATTTTGAAGAGATTACTGCAACTAAGAAAAAAGAGAAAGAAATTTTAGTAAAAGCTGGGTTATGGGTAGAGCCAGAAGAAGAAAGTGTAAGAGGTTCTAAATCAAATGAAGATTTTTTAGAAGAGATTAGAGAAATGATAGTCGATACCATAAACGAGGGGAGTAAATAAATGCCACCACTAATGAAACGGGAAGCCTTAAACGGTACAACTCAAACTAGAAAAGCTACATTATCAACAACTAAAAAAGAAGATGGAACACTATCTTTTATAATGGTTTCTGATAATAATGGCGGTCAAAGATTTGACTGGTCGTCTGGCGAATACTATGAAGAGGTATTAAGTATAAAAGGTGCTAATACTGATAATCTAGTAACTTTTTTCAAAGACCACAACAGAGGGGTAGATGATGCAATCGGTTCAATTACAAACACACGTGAAGATAATGGCGAATTACTTGCAGATGTTAAATTTGATGAAGATGGACTATCCATAAAAAGAAAATACGAAAATGGAACACTTACAGATGTTTCTATCGGATATCGTATCAACGCATACGAGGTAATTGAACGAGAGGGGGAATCTGATTTAGTAACTATTACCGATTTTGATATTTTAGAATTATCAGCGGTCGGTATTGGTTTCGATTCAGGTGCTAAACATACAGGACGAGAGTCCACATCAAATATAGGAGATGAACAAATGTTAAAAGAATTGTTAGAACGATTAGCTAAACTTGAAAAAGTAGCAAAACGTACAGATGAACAAGATGCAGAAATGTTAAAAGTTCGCAAAGATATAGAGGTGGCTCAAAAAGCCGAAAATGATGAGCTTAGAAAAGCAAACTTAGAGCTAAAACGTACAGTTGATATTGCAGCAGTAACAGCTAAATATACACCAAGTGATACACTAAGAGATAAGTTTGTAGCTGATGGAACCGTTGAAGATTACACAAGAGCAATTCTTGATGAAAAATCAGCATCACAACCATCATTTCACGCTCAACCAAAAGATGATAGCACTCGTGATGCTATGATATTAGCAATTACTGATGGTTTAGCATTAAGTTCAGGTATCAGAGTAGAAAATGCTCACAAAGATGCTGATATGTTTAGAGGTGCTAGTTTACTAGATATCGCTAAAAGAGTGAGCGGTATGTCAAGTTATGATGCTAACGAAATCGCTAAACGTGCTATGGTATCGGCTGATTTTCCTCTAATTCTTGCTAATGTTGGTAATAAAATGCTATCTCAAGGTTATGATGAAGAACAATCAACATTCGCTTCGTGGGTCAAAGAAGTAGATGTTAATGATTTCAAAACAAATACAGATGTATTACTTGGGGAATCTGGTCGTTTACAAAAACTTCAAGAAAATGGAGAGATTAAAGAGAAGCAACTTCAAGAGAGTGCTGAATCTTGGAATATCGAATCATTTGCTAATGAGTTTTCAATGACTCGTAAAATGATTATCAATGATGATTTAGGTGCGTTTAATGGTATGTTAGCAGAGTTCGGTAAAATGGCGAAGCGTACAGCTAACGGTCTTGTATATGATTTAC